TTCTCTTGGCATCTGAACAATCTTGTTTCCTTTAAACTTAAGAACTCCACCTGTCCAATCAGATAATGCTTTCATAAGAACTAGGTTTAAATCTGTACCTGGTTTAATCTTATTATATTTCTTCATACGATCCATATAGTCTTGAGGATATTTGTCTTTTTTATCGTATTGGCTTACTTCACCACCAGGCAATATTGTTTTATAAGCATCTAAATCATCAGAGAATGAATCATCACCAAAGTACATATCAGCATCAATATGAAACTTATGTACATCCCTTGCAGTCTTTGCCTTATGTGGCTTAGATAAGAAATTTTGTAATTTAACTAATTTAGGATAACTATCTGGAACTGCCCATGTACCTTCTTGCAGATTTTCATTGACTGATTCTTTAGTACCGCCTGCAACCTTATAGAATTTTTGTATTTGGTCTAAACCTTTTGTAATACCACCACGAACCATTGAGAATGCTGGTGCAGATAAGCCTGAACCTCTCATAGTTTTATCTACTTCTTTGAGGAGCTTTTCCATTTTCTTTTCAAGTTTTTCTACATTCTTTACATCTTTATCGTCATATGCTTTTTCTAAAAGAGACAATGTTTCTTGCAGTTCTTTCTCTTCGGTCATACCTAATAAATTAAATAAATCCTTTTTAAATCCACCTTTCATTGGTTTTGGAGATGATATGGTTGTATATTTGGTATTTGAATCTGAGACATATGCATCATGTTTCTTCATGATTTTATCTATGTCTTTTTTAAATTGTTTATATAGTCTAGACGAAAGATTCATTCTTTCTTCTGTTAATCCTTGTCTTACTTGTTTAAAATTTTTCATTTTATCCTCTTAAAATTCCATTATTTTTGATGCTTGTGATTCACCAAATAAATCTATTAAATCCTGTTTTACCATATCATACTCTTCTCCACCCCACCAGGTTTTATCGGATACACCACCTTCTGAATGTGTATGATAAAATCCATTTACTATTTCCAAGTATTTTATTTTATCATCTTTATTGGTAAATTTTTTGCCATCTTTACTTAACTTGGAAAGTAATCTTAAACCTTTTTTCCAAGCTGCTTTATTTCCTTGAGTATCTTGAGTAATTATTGCGGCCTCGTTCATTTGAGTATATGTATTAGCTATGGCTGACATTGATTCTTTATTTTCTTGGTAATTATCCATTTTGTTCCTTTATACTTTAGCGGCTAAATCTTTATCAGCTTTGCCCCATGTTCCTTTTCCTTTTGTTACGAATGAATTAACTCTTGCTAATCCCCATTGAACAGCTGTTGTTCCTGGACGATGTCCAGATTTCCATGCTGCAACTCCTCTATCAAAGACCTTCCTTAATATAGCCAAAGGCATTTTAGATGCATCAGCTTTCTTTTTAAGCGCTGCCTCAGAGTTACCTTCATTAACTCTAAAATCTTCTATATATAACTCACCGAACATATCTTTATATTTTTTAGTATGGTCAGATGGTTTTGTTTTTGCACTTGCATCACCAGGTGCAGGTTTTGTTGATAATTTCTTAAAATGTGCTGCACGTTTTTTCTTTGTGCTTGTGGCCATTTCATCACCATCGGCATCTTTTGCATAATACCCTTTAGGTTGTGTCCCTTTCATTTTCTTAATATCAGGGTCTTGAGGTCCTTGTTTCTCTTTAAAGAATTGTCCTGGAGTCATTCTTTTATATGTATTGGTGAGTTTATTTGTTCCCCATTCTCCAGCTCCATGCGATGCTGCATCTTCAGCAATCTCTACTGCATCTAGCCAATATCTTTTTTTATCTGATTCTGTTTGGACCATAACATAATTAGAACCACAAACAACAATCTCTCCAATCTCTTGTGATTCTTTTATTCTTACGATATTACCCTTTTGGAATAAATTACCATCAATATAATCTTCTCTTGTTTCTGAAAGTGGTGGTAATTCTATATGTTTACGGAATGATTCTTTCTTTAATCCCATTCCTTTTCTGATTGCATAGTATAATGTTTGTATTCCTTCTCCAGGAACTTCTAATGAATTATCTGCAAAACCTTGTAGGTCACCTGCTGCAGCAAATTGTCTTAATTTAGAAGCTGACATACCTTTGGTACCTTCGGCGTCTGGGTCTCTTTGCCCAGCACTCACAACATTAATTGAGCCTTCAAAATTATAAAGCCCGTGTTTTGATTTTTTACCATTATACTTATTTAATAATATATCAAATTCTCTTACTCTATCGCTTCCAGCGACCATGGTTACCTTTGTAAATCCTTGGTCGTATAATTTGGTACATACATCTAATACTGTTCTTATATCCTTATCGGCCATAATAGCTCTTGCATGTTTAGGAAACATCTTACGCATGAACTTAATTTTTTCTTTAAATGGTAATGGATTTTTTTTAGGGTCAACTGATTTAGAAGAGTATATACGATAGGCACCGCCTCTTGATATTTTTTTAAGTTTTTCAAACAACAACTCATGTCCCTCAGTCGGGGGATTGAATCGTCCAAAAACGAAGGTTACTTCATTCGAAGCTTCGCTTAAGTATTCGCTAAATGTTTGCATCTATTTCCTCGGTTTCCCATTAGCCTGGATTATCCCAGCCTTTAATTATATCTTTGCTGAAGTTATTAGTTGAAAATTCCATTCTGTCAACTAACTTTACAGCACCACCTTCCATTCGATCAATTGCAACAAAACCCTCTGGGTTGGTTACTCTAAATCCGGATTTAGTTTTAACAAATGTACCAATTTTTGATACCTTGTTTAGTTTATTTATAATAATTAATTTACTATCTATGACAAAATTCTGTAAAATAAAGATATTTTCTAAATTTTTTAAATTAGATTTACTAAAAAACGATAATAATTCATCTCGTTTATCGATTTGGACTTGTTTTCCCTTATCGGTACTTCTTTTGCCTATCTCTTTTGCGTATCTATCTGATACGAATTGTATTAAACCTTTGGTGTGTTTACTTGTATTCTGAACTCTTTGTCCTTTTCTAACCATTGTATTATTATATATGTTAATTACTAGGTTAAGTTCTTTGTTTGATTCTATTTCTTTGAGTGTACTACTTGCAATCTTTTTAAATATTTTACCTGCGTTCGATAAATTACTAGCTAATTCTAAACTCTCCTCTTTGGTAAGTGTTGCGGTACCTGATAAATCTTTCATTGTGGCATCTTGCATCCATACATTTTTGGATGGCTTTATTTTTGATACTATATCTCCACCAAATGAGGCCTTCATAGTTTCAAATGTGGAACCTGAATATGTTGTGTGCCAAACAATTCCCACCTTGGCCTTTATTATTTCTTTTGCTAATTTCGTATCTGTAGGTACAGCATAAACGATAGTATTAGGGTGGAAAGTAATATGCTTAATTCCATTTATATTCTCCTTTTTCAAATCACTTTGGTCAAACATAAAATCGCCTTGTATTACACCTTTAATTCCTAATCCTTTCAGATTATCAAAAGCTAATTTTAGTTTCTTATTTAAATCGCCCGAGGTATCAGCATCAATGTCTCCATGATTCTTATATACCTTAGGGTTTTTTGCGAAAATGCCTTTTTTTGCTACAAAGAATTGACCATCAGATGGGTCCTCTCCAACAAATAAGGCGGGCGCACCGTCCCATTTAACAGTAACATCCATTGGTGCTTTTGTGTTACCGTTAAGCATATCCCTCAGTGACCTAAGCGCTAGGATAGCTTGGCGTGCACCCTTGACTCCTCCGTCAAGGATTAAATCTTCTATGTGAGTCATATGTGTATTCTTTGACTCAGATAAATAATTTTTTAATGTTTTCATTTAAATATACTCATCATAATCTTCTGGTTCAATTCCAGCAAAACTTACACTGCCTGAAACAGCTTTTTTCTCGCCTTCTTTTACGCCAAATGTTACTATAGTTTTTCCTGTTGGTCCTTTAATGTTTAGGGTTACTCTTCCTGCTGGGTCCTCTAATGATATTTTAGATAAATCTAAATCAGGATGCTGGGTCAATACTTCACTTTTCTTATTAGTAGTTATTGCCATAAGCATCTTAGTTTCTTTATCATTAAATCCCATAATGTCAAGTATTCTTTCCCCAAAATCAATAGTTCCGGAATAAGGTTTTAATACATCATATACAATTGCTGCAACCCTTGGATTAATAGGTTTTCTTGCAACTTTTCTTTCAGCCTCTATTTCCTTTTGAGATAATTTTTCTATTTCATCGGGTGTTAATCCTCTTAGTTTAATTAACCTATTATAGGCAGCTTCAGATTTATCATCACCTTTAAGCCATTTTTTATGGTCTTGTTTTATGGCATTTAACTGTTTTGATTTATGAATTAAACCTAATAGTTTTTGGTCAGTTTTAGCTTTTCCATCGAAAGCCTTTGCTGCATCAGGGCCAGCCAAATGGCCACATAATCCTCTTGCTGTTGTGTTTGCTAAACCAACTGCTTTAGTACTATATAATTTTAAAGAATAACCATCTAATTTTTCTCTGCCGTCTTTTATTACAGCAATTCTAATATCAGCTTTAAAATCAATTCCGTCTTGAAATGCTAAATTATCTAAATAACCACCAACAATAGTACCATCTTCTTTAACAGTAGTTGATATAAGATAATTTGTCATATCTTTACTGCCCTTTTCAATTATTTTTATACTTTGATTATAACTTTTTCCACCTAAAGTTTTTAAATCTTTATTCCACTTAGTTACAGTTTGGTCAATAGGTCTGCGATGTTGTTCATATTTTTTAGATATGTCAACGCCTTTACCTTTATAATTATAAATGTTCTGCATTACTAATGCTTCGTTATAATTACCTTTAATCGCCGATATTGTGGCACTATCTTCTTTGATAGTTAATTTATTCTCCTTCATAATACTCTCCTTTACCTGTCCAGGTATTGATATAAGCACTTCCTTAAAAAGAGGCGCAGATTTAAGTTTAGAAGCAAATACTTTAGCAATAGCACTCTTTAGTGATACCCATGTTGCTTTAATTTTACGAACAAAGGATTTACCAAATTTTTTAATAGACCTAAATTCATATAAATCAGTTTCGACTTCATGATTAGGTTTATCTTTCGAATGTGTTTTAAAGCTTTGCATATATACTTCTCCATTATGATAGTATTATACCACTATTTATAACTTTTGTAAAGTGAATAGTATTAAGCGTCAAACCACTCGTTGGGTCTGATATGACCTTCATGGTCGTAACGGATAATTCTTTCCTTATGTAATTTATCTATTGTGCGAGATGCTCCTTCGCGAAGACCTATTCTCCAGGCCTGCCAAGAAGCACCTATTAAACAAATAATAAATATGATTAATTCAATCACTAGGTAGTGATATCCTTTTTAGATGTGTATGTATATCTTTTTCATGTAATCCGACTTGGAAAACTATAGCATCTTGTAATGATTCATATGTATATTCACAATACTTTTTATTAGTATCTGTAAATGATACTTGATATGCATACGATTGTGGTTGTGAACATTGGTTCTTTGATTTTGCTGGTATCATTATAGCTCCAAGAGAACTAAGAAATCATCGAATAC